ATATAATTAATTTAGATTCAAACAACAACCAGTCTAGCGCTGCTAATTCTAGTTTCTTCATAACAAGACATGGTGGTGCGGATGGAGATGCATCAGGAAACGTATTATTTGATGTAGATGGAGCAAATGGTGACGTAACCACAACCGGTTCATTAACTGCAACAGGCTTAGACATAAACGGTGCTGCTGATATAAGTGGTAATATAACTTCAGCTACTTGGGCAGGAGATGTTATTGCATCAAACAAACTAGATGCTGATACAGCTCATTTAACTACAACACAAACATTCACGGGTGCTAAAACATTTACTAATACAGTTGCTTTAACTGGTACAGGTAGAATAACAGGTATTGACACTGTAAGTTCAGGAACTGATGCAGCAAACAAAACTTATGTTGATACAATGTTACCAAAAGCTGGTGGCACTATGTCAGGCGCTATTGCAATGGGTAATCAAAATATAACTGGTGGTGGTACGATTACAGGTACTACTTTAACTGGTACAAGTTTAGACATAAATGGTAATGCTGATATATCTGGTAATTTAACAGGTGTAGATATACTGACCATAGGTGGTAAAAATGAAAATATTGGTAACGTAAATCTTAGAAATTATTTTTTAAGTACTGGTGATGCAGGCGGTAGTTTTTTACTTGGCAAGATAGAACATGGTGCTAACTCTGATGGTGCTATATCTGCTACGTGTCATTTTGCGTATGATTACGGAACTACTACAAATAATTGTACTTTACATTTTAACTTTTCACAAAGATCAGGTAATGCAAGAGGTACTTGGTGGTATGAAGCAGATGATCAAGATGCAGCTGGTGATAGAGTACATGCAAGGCTTATTGACGATAACTCAGGTGGAATGTTTGTTTGGGTAACATGTGTTGATTTTGCACAGGTATATGTAGAAACCAGAACTAGATTAGCAAATTCAGTTGCCAGCTCCGGAACTTTATCTGCAGGAACATTGACATCTGGAACAACCCTTTTTGATACTGCAAATGACCCTACAGCAGAAATGCACATAGGAAAACTATTTGCTCATGATGATATTAATACTGCAGGAACAGTAACTGCTAATGGTACTACATTAACAGGAGCAACAGATATCTCCGGAAAACAAAATACAATAACTGGTGCTGCTACTACAATTGATGATGCAAATTTAACTGCCAACAGAGCAGTAATATCTAATGGTTCTGGTAAAGTTGCTGTATCAGCTGTAACAAGTACAGAACTTGGTTATCTAGATGGTGTTACATCTGCAATTCAAACTCAACTAAATAATAACACATCTAATGCAACACATACTGGAGATGTTACTGGAGCAACTGCATTAACAATTAAAACAAATGTAGCTTTAGCAGGAAATCCAACTACAACAACACAAGCCGCAAACAATAATTCAACTAGAATTGCAACAACTGCATATGTACAAACAGAACTTTCTGATTTAATTGGTACTGCTGGTTCAACGTTAGATACATTAGGAGAACTTTCTGCTTCATTAGCGGAAGATTCTGGTTCACTTGTAAGTTTAGTAACAACTGTAGGCACAAAACTTGCAAAAGCAAGTAATCTTTCTGACTTAGCTAATGCCGGCACTGCAAGATCAAATTTAGGCTTAGGAACAGTTGCAACAGAAGCAGCATCAGCCTTTGCAACATCGACTCAAGGAACTAAAGCCGATAATGCAGCAGCAAAAGCTTCAAATTTATCTGATTTAGCTAATGCTGGAACAGCAAGAAGTAATTTAGGCTTAGGAGCAGCAGCTGTATTAGGAACGGCCGCTGTAACAAATGGAGCTAGTACATTAGCAACAGGTAATCAAATATATGATCATGTAACAACTAGAATTTCAGGATTAACATCAAATGCAGGAACAGTAAATACATCAGGTACAATAAATGCTAATGAATTTGCAGCATTTGCAGATGCAGATACATTGAAAGCATTGACTGCAGCTGAAACAAGAGATGCATTAAATGTAGCAGACGGAGCTAATAATTATGTTCTTCCTACCAATTTAGCCGGTGATGATATAAGCGTTGATACAGGAGCATTGACAGGAGCAACTGTGATATCAGATTTAGATTTCAATGTAACAACAAATACCTCCGGACTTGTAACTGATGCAAATGGGACAGTTGCAACAAGAACATTAACATTAGCCAATCTGGGATATACCGGTGCTACTGATGCAAACAATTACGTTTTACCAACCAATTTAGCAGGAGATGATATTAATATTGATACAACTGCATTAACAGGAGCAACAGTAATTAGTGATTTAGATTTCAATATAACAACTAATACAAGTGGTTTAGTGACTGATGCAAATGGAAGTATTGCAACAAGAACATTGACTTTAGCAAATTTAGGATATACAGGAGCAACTGATGCAAATAAATATGTATTACCAACTAACCTAGCAGGGGATGACATAAGTGTTGATACAGGTGCATTGACAGGAGCAACAGTAATTTCAGATTTAGACTTTAATATTACAACAAATACAAGTGGTTTAGTAACTGACGCAAATGGAACTGTAGCCACTAGAACATTAACCTTAGCCAATCTGGGATATACAGGAGCAACTAATGCTACTGCAAATGCAGGAACATTAACTGGTAATGGTACAACAAACAGAGTTCCGATATATAGTGGAACTACAACATTTACAACAGACTCAGGATTTACATATGCCTCTAATATATTAAGTGCAGAAAAATTAAATATAACATCGATAGCAGCAACTACATCCGAGAATACTACCGTCATGATAGATGGTGATGGGGTAACATTGACTAGAGAATTAGGGTCAAATGCTTTTAATTCAACTACAATTCCTTCAAATACCAACCAATTAACAAATGGTGCAGGGTTTACAACTAATGCAGGAACAGTAGATACTTCCGGAACTGTTAATGCTAATGAATTTGCAGTATTTGCAGATGCAGATACATTGAAAGCATTGACTACAACTGAAGTAAGATCAGCATTGAATGTAGCTAATGGTGCAAATAATTATGTACTTCCAACTAACTTGGCAGGAGATGATATAAGCGTTGATACAGGAGCATTAACTGGAGCAACCGTAATATCAGATTTAGATTTCAATGTAACAACTAACACATCAGGCCTTGTAACAGATGCAAATGGAAGTGTAGCCACTAGAACATTAACATTAGCTAATCTGGGATATACTGGTGCTACTGATGCAAATAATTATGTACTTCCGACCAATTTGGCAGGAGATGATATTAATATTGATACAGGAGCATTAACTGGTGCCGTCGTAATTTCAGATTTAGACTTTAATATTACAACTAATACAAGTGGTTTAGTAACTGATGCAAATGCAGCAATTGCAACAAGAACATTAACATTAGCAAACTTAGGATATACCGGTGCTACTGATGCAAACAATTACGTTTTACCAACTAACCTAGCAGGAGATGATATTAATATTGATACGGGCGCATTAACAGGTGCAACAGTAATCTCTGATTTGGATTTCAATGTAACAACAAATACCTCCGGACTTGTAACAGATGCAAATGCAGCAGTTGCAACAAGAACATTAACATTAGCAAACTTAGGATATACTGGAGCAACTAATGCTACTGCAAATACACTTTCAGATTCAGTATCATCTACTTCAACAACAGTTGCAGCATCATCTGCAGCAGTAAAATCTGCATACGACAGAGGAAGTACTGGTATTACCAATGCCGCTACAGCACAAACAACTGCAAATGCTGCTTTACCAAAAGCAGGAGGTACTATGTCTGGCGCAATTGCAATGGGTAATCAAAATATTACAGGTATTGGTAATGTTGATGGAAATAGCCTAGACATTAGCGGCAAATCTAATATTCCTTACAGAGATATGGATTGGTCAGGTAATATATCAGCAAATAATATATCTGCAGCAAACGGTGATATAATTTACCATCATGGTAGTGTTTCAACTGTAGCCGGCAAAATTTACTATATGGCTTCAAATGGTAGTTTAGCTTTGGCTGATGCTGATAATGAATCTACATCTAAAGGTTTACTAGTTGTTGCACTTAGTACTAATGCAACAGCTGGAATGTTATTAAGAGGCATAGTAAAGCTTAATACTAATCCAAATGCAACTCTTGGTATGCCAATTTATTTAAGTACTACTGCCGGAGCAGCTGGTGGAAGTGCTCCATCGGGTACAAATGATGTAGTAAGAATTCTGGGATATCAATTAACAAACGGTGGAGAAGAAAGTAGTACCAACATTTGCTATTTTAATCCAGATAATACATATATTAAGGTATCATAATATGGCAACGTTAATTATAAGACCGGATGCAGTAGCATCATCTACAGGTTTCGATCAAAGTGGAGCAACATTAATATCAAGAATAAGTGATAATGATACTGGTACAAGAGTTATACAGAACAGTGTAACTTCTAATATTACTGGCATTGGGTTTGCAAACGACAGTAACTACAGTGGTGCAACTATAAACTCTATTCAGTTATCAGTAACAGGTGCTTCTGGAGGAAAAAGTGCTGGTCCAAGTATAGTTTGTCTTATAAAAAATGGATCTACAACTCTTCAATCATCTGAATTACAATTTGAAGAAGCCGGCACTCTTTCAGGAAATGTTTACTCCACTAGTTTAACACCTACTATTGTTGATAATGTAACAGTAACCATTACTCCTGATAATACTGGTGTAGCTATATTCGAAGTTTTTATAACAGTAGATTTTACAGCAGGCGCATCTGGCTATGGCAAGCCAATTATGGGAGTAGCGGCCGCAAATATTGTTTCAGTGTCTGGAGTAGCTACTGCAAACATTGCAAACGTCATTGGTGTTAGTTAATTAGATTTGTAATATTTATATAAAAGGAGTAACATATGGCAACAAATATTCCAATATGGGCAGGATCATCATCATTTTATCCAGGAGACACTCCTTTTGGATTATATGATAATGACACTACATTTCAAAATGATGTAGATAAAGTATCTGATTGGTGTGCAAAAAGATTAGGATATCCGATTACAGATATAGAATTACAATCAATACAGTTTTATGCTTGTTTTGAAGAGTCTATATCTGAATATGGCGCACAAGTAAATACATTTAATATACGAGATAACATGTTGAACTTATACGGTTCATCAACTGGTAGTAGTAATTTATCTGGAAATAAAGTATCTGCTAATATGGGTGGTATAATTGAATTGGCAGATGAATATGGCGTAGAAGCAGGTAGTGGTGGAAATGTAACATATTATACTGGTTCAGTAGCAATGTCAGCAAATCAACAATTATATGATTTAACTGATTCAGGTATTGTATCACTAGAATCAGGAACAGCAGGTATTGATGCAATAGAAATTAAAAGAATTTTTCATGAAGCTCCTCCGGCCATTGTAAAATATTTTGATCCATTTGTAGGAACAGGATTAGGTTCACAGAATATGTTAGAAGGATTTGGTTGGGGTAATTATTCTCCCGGAGTATCATTTATGATGATGCCAATGCATGCAGACCTATTAAGAATGCAAGCAATTGAATTTAATGACCAGATTAGAAAATCTGCTTATTCATTTGAAATGCACAATGATCGAATTAAATTCTTTCCAATACCAAACGGCGCAAACTTTACAAAAGTATATTTTCAATACATATTAAAGTCTGAAAGATCAAATCCTTTAAAAGAAGGATATGGGTCAGTTTCTGATTTTTCAAATGTACCATATCAAGATATAACATATAATAATATTAATGCAGTAGGTAAACAATGGATTAGAAGATATGCATTAGCATTGGCTAAAGAAATGTTAGGATATGTTAGAAGTAAATATTCTGCAATACCTATACCTAATGCAGATGTGACATTAAATGGCTCGGAGTTAGTATCGGCCGGCCAAACCGAAAAAGAAGGTCTTATAACAGAACTAAAAGAAATTTTAGATACAATGTCTAGACAAGCACAATTGGAAAGAAAACAAGCTGAGGCAGATGCTATGCAACAGCAAATGAATAAGATACCACTTAAAATTTATATAGGGTAGATAATGGCATTATATGGATCAGAAAGAGATGCGAGTTTAATTAGATCAATTAATAGAGAAGTCATCAATGATATTATTGATGTGGAGGTTGCATTCTACAAACTAAGTTTAGACGCAACTAAGGCAAATATGTATGATGAATCTGATACTAAGGTATACTTTAATCCTATGAGACTTAATTGTCTAGTTTTAAAAGAAGAAAAATCATATACAGGTGATGATAACGGATATGATTCTACTAGAACAGGAGAATTTAATTTCTTAAGAGATGATCTTAAAGATAAGAACATAATTATTGAAGAAGGCGATGTATTAGAATGGGATAATGAATATTATGAAATTGACGGTGTAGGCGCGTCTCAATATTGGACCGGAAGAAACCCATCAACAGATATAGGTATTATTGAGGGAGATATAAAAGAACATGGTCTTAGTATTGCTGTTAAAGTTACTGCCCATGTTACAAGAAGAAATAGATTAAACTTACAAGAAGTTAGAACAGGTATTAATAAACCAAATAATATACCGAGGAACTTATAATGGCTAAAAAAGAATTAAAAAATACTAAAAGTTCATTCTCTAGAGATATAGTTCCTAACAGAGCAAATGAAACAAGACGTGATAATGATATCATAAAGACGCCTAAATGTACTATAGAAGATGTAGATTTTGCAATCTTATCATATATAAGAGATATTCTTAAATTACAGGTTATAGAAAATGGACAGGCTATAGATGTACCTATAATGTATGCAAATGGTGAAAAATGGGCACAGGTCCAGGCAAAAGGTTATATGAGAGACCGTAAAGGTAAAATTATGACACCAGTTATAAGTATACGAAGAGGTTCTATTATAGAGAGAGACACTTTAAAATCTTTAGGTGTTAATAATAATCCTGCAGGTAATGATTTTGTACATCAGAATAAACATACATTAGAAAATAAGTATGATAGATTCTCAGTACAAAACGGATTACAACGTAAAAAAGAATATTATATAGCTCCAGTACCAGAATTTATAGACGTCTCATATGAGTTATTATTATGGACAGAATATACAGAACAAATGAATTCATTAGTAGAACAGATAATGCCTACCAATGGATTTGCATATGGAACAACTTTTAAATTTCCAACATATTTATCAGATGTTACATTTGATACGACAAATGCAACCGGAGAAGATAGAGTTGTTAGGGCAACAATACCATTAACCACTAAAGCATCATTAATGATGCCATTTGAATTACAGAAGTCAAATTTTCAAAAAAGAATATCAGTTAAAAAAATAGTATTTGGAAAGGAATCTATAGGAAGACCACCGGGTGGTTATTGATATTAGTAGCATATTTATATAAGTAATATAATTTAATAAAAAAAAAAGGAAAAAGTTATGTCAGACACAATCAAGTTTACAAAAGAAGAATTAGATCAAATCACTGAATTAAGAGAAGGAAACGGAACTAAAATTTCAGAGTTTGGTCAAGTTGAATTAGAAATTTTATTAGCCAATCAAAGAATGGAAGCTTTAGAACAAGCTAAAGAAAATCTTCGAGCAGCATATATTGAATTGCAAGGTAAAGAAACTTCACTAGTTCAACAATTAAATGAAAAATATGGAGCTGGTCAAGTTGATCTAATCAGCGGAGAGTTTATTCCAACAAAATAGATTGTTTGGACTATATCTTTAATATTTATAAGAAATTGATTAATAAAAGAGGAGCATCAAAATGGCCGAAAAAATTGTATCACCCGGAGTATTTACGAATGAAGTAGATCAATCGTTTTTACCAGCCGGCGTTCAAGCAATTGGAGCTGCTGTAGTTGGACCGACCCAAAAAGGTCCTGCAGGAATTCCAACAATAGTATCGAGTTATTCTGAATTTGTACAAACCTTTGGAAGTAAATTTACTTCTGGGTCTGGCGCATCAGAGCAATCATACAAATACTTAACTAACTATGCTGCACAAGAATATTTAAAATATGCAGATACATTAACAGTAGTTAGAATATTAGCTGGAACATATGGACCAGCAACTTCAAACGTAGAAAATAATACAGAAACAGGAGTAGGGTTTGCATCTGGGTCATTAACATTAGTTTCTGTAGCTGAAGGTGAAACATTTAAAGTTAATGATGGAACCAATTCAGTTTCATTTATAGCACAAGCAGTTCCTAATACAGATCCAACCGATGGATTAACTGCATTTTTTGCACATGGAGCAACAAGTACTACTTTAGCTGCTAATTTAGCAACTGAAATTAATGCAAATGCTGTGTTATCAGGAGTAACAGCAACAAATGTAGGAGCTAAGTTAATTTTATCAGGTTCTGCAGCAGGAACATTAGCAAATGGAACAACATTTGCAACAGCATCAACAAATAGTCCATCAGTATTTAGTGACTTCTTTACATTGGCAGGTGGATCTGTTACAAATGCAGCAGAGACAGTATTTACATTGACAACTTTAGCAGATGGTGCCGGCATGAATAGTGGTGGTGGAACAGAAGGTAGCAATAATGTATTATCTAACGGTACTGAAAATAACTTAAGATGGGAAGTTACATCAACAAATACTTCCAAAGGTACATTTAACTTAGTTATTAGAAGAGGTGATGATACTAGTAAAAGAAAAACAATATTAGAACAATATAATAATTTATCATTAGATCCTAATTCAACAGATTATATAGCAAGAAGAATTGGTGATCAAGCAATGACATTGAGAGATTCAGGAGCATCTGATCCATTCCTTCAATTATCTGGTTCATTTGCAAATAGATCTAAATATGTAAGAGTAGATGTTTCAAAAAATACTTATAATTATTTAGATTCAAATGGTAATATAAGATTAGGATCTGCATCAGGTAGTTTACCTATAGTAGCTTCTGGTTCATTCTTAAATGGTAGTGATGGAAATGTTTTACATCCACAAAAATTCTATGAAACAATAGAAGATACAAATGTACAAGGATATGATCCTGATCAAACTACAAAAGGTGGAACAGCTTATTCAGATGCAATTAAATTATTAAAAAATCAAGATGAATATGATATTAATTTAATTACATTACCAGGATTGGTAGATGATAAGCATGGAACAACAATTGGTGAATTAGTTCAAATGTGTGAAGACAGAAGTGATTGTTTTGCAATAATTGATCCAATATTATATGCTGGAGGATTAAGTACGGCAGTAGCAAAAGGTGATGCTAGAGATAGTAATTATGCTGCAATGTATTGGCCATGGATAAAAATTCCAGATACAGATCTAGGAAGAAATGTTTGGGTTCCTGCATCAACAGTTATACCAAGTGTATATGCCTTTAATGATAGAGTTGCTGCACCATGGTTTGCGCCAGCCGGTCTTAATAGAGGTGGAATTGATATAGCAGTTCAAACAGAAAGAAAATTAACTCATGCAAATAGAGATACATTATATGAAAGTAATGTTAATCCAATTGCAACTTTTCCAAATGCCGGTGTAACAGTATTTGGTCAGAAGACATTACAGAAGAAAGCATCTGCATTAGATAGAGTTAATGTTAGAAGATTATTAATTGCAGCTAAGAAATTTATTGCAAGTACAACTAAATTCTTAGTATTTGAAAATAATACAGCAGCAACTAGAAACAGATTCTTAAGCATTGTTAATCCTTATTTTGAAAATGTTCAACAAAGACAAGGATTATATGCATTTAAAGTTGTAATGGATGAATCAAATAATACTCCAGATGTAATTGATAGAAATACAATGGTTGGACAAATATTCCTTCAACCTGCTAAGGCAGCTGAGTTTATTGTAATTGATTTCAATATTTTACCAACAGGAGCAGCATTTCCTGAATAAAATTTAGGATAGTGTATATTTATATTAAAGAGGAATAAAAAGATGGCAGAATTACTTGACCCAACCGAAATATTTTATACGGCTTATGAGCCGAAGATGGCCAACAGGTTCATCATGTATCTTGAAGGAATACCTAGTTACCTTATTAAAGCAGCTAGTAGACCATCAATTGATCAAGGTGAAGTTATATTAGACCACATCAACGTTGAAAGAAAGTTGAAAGGTAAGTCTAGATGGCAAGATGTAACAGTAACATTATATGACCCAGTAGTTCCATCAGGAGCACAAGCAGTAATGGAATGGATTAGATTACATCATGAATCAGTAACAGGTAGAGATGGATATAGTGACTTTTATAAAAAGAATGTAACTTTTAATACTTTAGGACCAGTTGGTGATAAAGTTGAAGAATGGACATTGAATGGAGCATTTATTTCATCTGCAACATTTGGAGACATGGATTGGGCAACGGAAGATCCATTGCAAATTGAATTGACTCTAAAATATGATTATGCAGTGTTACAATTCTAATTGATATTTCAATAGCATTAAAGAATCCTACCTTACGGTGGGATTTTTTACTGTTAAGGCATATTTATATAAAAGTAATAAGTTATTAGGAGAAAACAATGGCACAAAAAGTTAATGATGATTATCCGGGAAAAACACCGGCTATGACAGATAAACAATTAAAAGAAATTGCAACAGCACAATATAATACAGATGCAACTGATCAAACATTAGTATTTGATTTCCCGACAGAAATTATAGAATTACCAAGTAGAGGTAAATTATATAGTAAAGGACATCCTTTATCAAAAGGTACTATTGAAATGAAATATATGACAGCAAAGGAAGAAGATATTCTTACTAACCAATCGTTTATTAAAAATGGCGTAGTGTTGGATAAGTTATTTAAGGCCTTAATAGTTACTCCAGTTGAGTATAACGACCTCTTATTATGTGATAAGAACGCTATTATGATTGCTGCTAGAATATTAGGATATGGAAAAGATTATCCAATTACAGCAACTAATCCTAGTACAGGTAATGAAGTTGAACATGTAGTTGATTTAACTCAGTTGCCAGAAAAAGAAATTGACTGGTCTTTATTAGATAAAGGTATAAATGAATTTACTTTAAATTTACCTGCTGCTAAAATTCCTATCAAAGTAAAATTACTAACCCAAAGAGACCAATCTAAAATAGATGCAGAGTTAAAGGGATTAGCTAAATTAAAAAAAGATGCTCCAGTTTCCACAATGATGAAATATGTAATTACAGATATTGATGGCGAAACAGATAATGGAAAAATTAGAAAATTTGTAGATACTAGATTGTTAGCAATAGATTCTAGAGCCATTCGTCAATTTTTAATATCAATAACACCTGAAACAAGCTTGGAAATACAAGTCCCGGATGGAGATGCCGGAGACAACTTTCGTACTACGGTTGCCATCGGATTGGACTTTTTTTGGCCTGACTCCGGCTTATAAGCTAAACAAACAAGAACAAATATTTGACTTGGTATATCATAGCCAAGGAGGATTTACATATCAGGACGTATATCATATGCCTGTATATTTACGTGGATTTTATATTAGAAAACTGTCTAAGATGTTTAATGATCAAAAAACAGAACATGAAAAGGCAATGAAACAGGCAAATTCTAGATCAAAATCATCTAGGCCTGCAAGAGGCATATAATTCATATAAAACATAGCAATATCGATATTTATTAAAAAGAGGATATTAACTATGTATATAAACAAACTTGAACAAGATTCTTTAAAGCAAATCACCGAATTACAGGAAGGCTTAGCATTATCACTATTCAAATTTTTCAGCAGAGGAAAAGTTAAAAAAATGTTGAAGAAATATGAAGATGATCCTGAGTTACAAGCAATAACTGCAGACTGGAACAAACAAGGAAAGAAGCTAGAAAAGATGGTCAAAAACTACAAAAAACGTAATCCTAATAAAAAATTACCTTGGGAAAAGTAATAAATGGCAGTAGGTAAAGAAACACCAAAACAGGCCGCGGAAAGAGCAAAAGCACTTCAGGCGATAGAAGCAAGCGAAAAACGTATTGCTGCACTCGTTCAACAATCTGTAGGCGCAAATGATGCAAAATTAAAAAAAATTGAAGCTCAGGTTAAAGCAGAAGAAAAGAAACAAGCATTACAAGATAAAGAAGTATCTAGATTAAATTCTCTTAAATCTATGTATGCTGATATTGCTGGAGATCTTCAATCATCAGTAACAACAATTAAAGCTGCAGCAAAGGCTCAAAAAAATATGTTTAAGGCAACTGTATCTGTAGCAGATATAGAAGCTAAAATTGTAGAAAATGCTAAAGCATTAAATAATGCTAAATTAGATGGTAGAAAGTCAGAAGTACAACAATTAAAATTAGCTCAACAAAAATTAAAATATGACAGAGGTGCCTTAAAAACCATAGAACATATGGCAGATAGTACATCATCATTAAATGATGAACTTCAAGGAGCAGTCAAAGGAGTTCAAAGCTTTGTAGGAGCATTACCAGGCGGTGGTATGCTATCTAAAATGATGGGGCTAGATAAACTAGGAGAAGGTGTTGAACAAGGCCTTACTAGTGCAGTAACAGCATTTGGCAAATCAGGCTCATTAGCAGCCGGAGTTTCAGCCTTTAGTAAGAGTTTGCTAGCCGCAGTAGGTCCAGTTGCATTAATAGCAGCAGCTGTGGTTGGATTAGTAATGATATTTAAACAAGTAGCAGCACAGGCAAAAGAATTAGCAAAAGAAACAGGATTAACTTATGCACAATCAAAACAATTAGTTAAAGAAGCAAATAAACAAGTAGCATCAGGAAAGAATCAATTATCATTACAAAAAGATATTTTAGCAGTACAAAAAGAATCTGTAAAAGAGTTTGGTGCATTAGGAATATTAACTAGTCAACAAGCAGGAGATATAGCAGATATAGGACTTGCATTTGGTTATGGAGCTGAACAAGCAGGTAAAGTAAATGCTGCTTTTATGTCAATGGGAGTTTCAGCTGGTGATGCCGCTAATGCACAGAGAGATTTGGCAGCTGAGTCATTAAAGGCAGGAGTTAATGTAGGACAGGTTACATCAGATATAAGTGATAATGCTAAATCAACTGCAAAATTCTTTGGAGGAAATGTTAAAGCATTAAAGGCAGCAGCAATTGAAGCTGCTAAAATGGGAGTTAGTTTAGCTACCATGGTGAAAGTATCAGATAGTTTATTAGACTTTGAACAATCTATATCAAGTCAATTTGAATTACAAGCATTGACTGGTAAACAAATGAACTTTGATCTTGCAAGGCAATTGGCATTAGAAGGAGATATAGCAGGAGCAACAAAAGCAGTAATGGATCAAGTAGGTTCTATACATGATTTCAATAAAATGGATGTACTTGAACGTAAGAAGTTGGCAGAAGCAACCGGCATGGATGTTAGTGAATTACAAAAATCATTGACAATAAAAGAAAAAATGGGAGATCTGACTTCTGATGAATTGGCTCATATGAATGCATTAGGATTAAGTGCTGCAGAAATGGCTGATATGTCTTCTGAAGATCTGCAAAATAGATTAGCACAACAAAAGTCATCAGCAAGAACAGCTGCATCTTTTGCAGCAATGAAGGCTCAATTAGTAAATGCATTACTTCCGGCCGGAGAAGCATTAATGGGCGCATTTGCAATGTTAACACCAGTATTAAAAATTATAGGAGTTGCATTAAAGTTTGCATTTATGCCATTGACATTGGCAGGTGAAGCAATTAGTTTTTTATTAGCAGGTATGGAAAAGTTCAAAGGAATTACAGCTGCTGTACTTACAATAACAACTTTAATAATTGCTAAAAAGAAAGAAGAAGCTATATTAGGTGCAGCACAGTTTATAAGAGAAGGAGCTATAAATGCACTTAAATTTGTAAGAGTTGCATTAGAAGGCCAGACATTAACTTCCTTAATTGCACAAGGTGTAGCGTCTGCCGGAAATTTAGCTAAGACAGCAATGGAAGGTGCAATGGTATTAGGAAAAGCAATTGCTGGATTATTTAGTTCATTTGCTGCAATACCGTTTGGTATTGGTATTCCATTAGCAATAGCAGCAGCCGGCGGACTATTTGCAATGTTTAATAAAGCAACATCTGTAGGTGATTTAGGTATAGATCCAAATGGAGGACCTATAGTAGCTTCTCCTAATGAAGGTGGAATATTTCAAGGTACTAAAAATGATGGATTATCAATGGGGCCATCTATGGGTACAAATGGAGGCGGAGGAGGAGTTGTTAATAACTATTATAATGAACCTAAAGAAAAGGGTGGCGGTGTTACTATGCAGCAAGTAATAGATGCAATAAGTAATATAAAAATGTTAGTTGATGGAAAAGAATTATCGGCGACAATGAGAACAGCAGATTCATTTAGGAGAGGATAAAATGGCATTAGTAAATTTAAAATCAGACTTAAGTTGGTATGGAAAGAATCCAGGTCCATATAAACCTAATGCTAACAAAAAAGATACTAAGTTTCAAGGAACTGATGATATTCCGTTTGTAAGTCCAACCGGATATGATGATAACGGGTATGCTACATTATTTATAGATAGATTTGCTGGAGATTCTTTTGCAATAGATGATATGTCATATTCAGATAGAGGCTCGGCTAGTAGAAAAGCACAATTAGGAAGTGGTACAAAATTTCCTATAGGACCAGAAGGACAAGTACATGGATTTGATAAAGTAAGGACAGGATTTTCTAAATCATTAAAATATGATGAAGTATATGGAGTAAAACACAAAAATTCAGGACTAGGAAATACATATACAGCAGATTCTCCTATAGATGATATGTATAATAAATTTAATCTAAGAGATGATGCAACTCCTAATCCTGGTTATGCAAAACAACCTTTTATATTAAGAGGTATACAAAGAGAAGGTAGTTCAGACCCACAACGATGGGGATTGGGCGGAACTATAGGAGGTGCTATATCTTCAACATTTGGTTTGCCAAGGGGTGGAATATTAACAGCTGTAGAAAGGTCAGCAATAGATGCTGCTAGAATAGGTAAATTTTTAATATCGCCGAAAGGAATAGGATTTTTAGCTAGACAATTTGGATATCAGTTAATGAATCCAAACACCGAAAATAAATTAGGATTATCTTTAGGACTTCCAGCAACTCAATTATATAATCCATTATCGTCGCCAATCCAAGCAATAGGAAACTTTGTAGGATTGCATGCTCCTCGTCATGGAATACCTTTCATCACCGGTGGGCCATTAGGTGGTGGTGGAGAATATGGAACTACTAAAGCCGTCCAAAGATTAGCAAATTTATTACTAGGACCGAAAGTTGGTAAGCAAATACAATTATATAAAGAAATTACTGAAGGTGATGCAATTACTGGAACAATACCTTTTAAAGGTGGAACATATGTTACATTGTCCGGACCAAAAGGACCAAAGTCTATATTAGGTATTGGAGCAACATTCCATAATAGAAGTGTTGATTCATCATTAGATGGCCAAAGGGGTCCAAGTGGTGCTTTACCAAGTACAGTATCTGCATTATTAGATAAGATAAATAAAAAAGGTAAATTAAGAGCATCATATAATACTAGTTTTACAGAAAATTTCTTTAGATGGGACAATGAAACCCAATATGCCCCGTCCGAACAATTTTTAATCAATGGCCCAGTTATGTTTACGCCAAAAGATGGAGTAGAAGAAAGAACATTACCAAAAGAGTTTGAGGGCGGCGGTATAGCTAGTTTCAAAGGGGATGCTCCTATAAAAGATTATACCAGAATGGCATATAATGATGTGCCCAATCGTAAGCCATCAAA